CTATTGAACTTGAAATGGAGGCTTTACAAGTTGCTATGAATCTTACGTTAGCTGAGATTGAAAGTATTGCTTTATCTCTGTATGGAAGCGAAGCTCTTAAGAAGAAAACAGCTGAAATCAAGAGAGATGTATTCTTGTATGCAAAATCAAGTCCAGCTTCATTTATGAATTTAGCAGCAGATGACCTAACAAAACTAAAAGGTTTAGGTATTAGAGCTACTGAATTGAATTTAGCTCAGTACAGCGGAAATTCATTCTACAATGGTGAAACATTGTTATGTAGAGTTCCATTTGATGAGACTGATAAGTTCAATACATTGGCAAGATGGATGAATGATACTGACGAAGGGAAAGCCTTTAATAAGTACGTTCAGAGTAAGATTAAATAAGGTTTAAACTTATAGGTCTAAAATTAGAGAGGAAACCCCTCTCTTTTTTTATTTCGTATCTTTGCAAATAATTTACATAGAAATGATAAATCAAGTATACACAACTGTATTAGCTATATTAAATAAGGATAACAGAGGTTATGTTAGTCCTTTGGAGTTTAATTTATATTCTGAATTAGCTCAGATGGCTATATTTGAAGAAATGTTTCACAAGTACTCAAGATCTCTTGTAAAACAGAATAGTAGAATGTATAATTCTGAATTCTCTGATATACCAAAACACATTAGAGAAGCTTTTGATGTCTTTGTAAAAGAGACAGCCGTAGCTAGAATACCTAGCACTCCATTTTATGAGTACAATGTAACTGATTTCTATAAAGGAATAAAATTAGAAAGATATTTTGGGAACGATGATTTATTCACAAATAGAGTTGAGATAGAGGAGGTTAGTAAACTTGAAATACTAAAGATTGTAAATAATAATCTATTGGCCCCTACAAATGAATATCCAGCTTATTTTGGTATTGATAATAAATATAGAATATTCCCAGACGATATAACATCAAAAGTAATAGGAACATATATAAGAAAACCAAAAGCTCCTAAATGGACATATCAAAATATTGGAGGTAATCCATTATTTAATCCATCTGCACTTGACTATCAAGACTTTGAATTGCCAGTTCAATTCTTTAGCGATTTGGTTATAAAGATATTAGGATATTGTGGTATTGAAATAAGAGAGGTCGATGTTGTTCAAGTAAGCCAAGCTATGGAAACCGCAAATTTAAATAACGAACAATTATAATAAAAAATATATAGATGCCACATCAAATTTTACCACCAATAGATTATTATCAAAATGAGGATAATTGGGGAAGTTATCAATATGTCTCTTTATCTCAGTTGGTTAATAATTTTATGTTAGAGCAAATAGGTGACGATAGATTGCTATCTAATGTAAAGAGATATAATGTACTTCAACACTTCAAGAGAGGCATACAGGAGTTTAATTACGATACATTAAAAGAGATTAAGGTTGTTGAGTTAGAGCTTAATGATGCTTTATTGTTGACACTTCCTCACGATTATGTATCTTACGTTAGAGTTTCGGTTGTAGGACAAGATGGTTTATTAAGACCGTTATCGAAAGATAGTAGAACATTAATTGGTACATCATATTTACAAGATCACATATACAACATATTATTCGATCAAAACGGATATCCTTTAGAGGCTAATGAAACAGAAACTTTTAAAAGATACACATCTAGAACAATAAGTGATAATTCAGGTTGTATAAGTACTGACATCAACGGGCCAAACTATGGATTGAATCCAGATCAGAATGGTAATGGGTATTTCAATATAGATAAGAGAAGAGGCGTTATGTCATTCTCTTCCAATATAGGGGGTAAGGTTATTGTATTAGAGTATGTATCTGATGGTTTAGAGTATAACAATGGAGACAATGTTATGATTCATAAACTAGCAGAACAAGCACTATACAGCTACGTTAAGTATGCATTGTTAAATAATAAGTATGGTATTCAAGAATACATTATTAATAGAGCTAAAAAAGATTACATTAGAGATTTACAGAATGCTAATATAAGAATGCTTGACTTAAGAGGAAACGAATTACTTATATTACTTAATGGAAGAAAAAAATGGCTAAAATAAAAAATAACTTTTTAAAGGCTACAGTAAATAAAGACCTAGACGAAAGACTTACACCTAACGGACAAATGACTGATGCAACCAACTTTATGGTTACATCTGAGGACTCTAGTGGTTTAGGTGTCGGAAAGAACGTATTTGGCAATACTTTGGTTTCAACATTGAATGATGCTGGGGCTATAGTAATAGGAAGTGTTGCTGACGATAGCTATGAAAGAGTATTCTTTTTTGCACACTCTAATACATATGACTATGTATACCAATACAACTTATCAAATAATACCATAGAAAGATTACTTCAATCAACAGCTAATACTGGTGTTTTAAATTTTAGCTTAAATTATAGGATATCTCACATAGATATATTTGTCGGAGTTGAAGGTGAGTCACTACTTGCTTGGACTGATGGATTTAATCCGCCAAGAATAGTTGGTATTGAAAGAGCTAAGACATATGCGATAAATGGATTTGATGAGGTAGAGATTTCTGTAATGAAACCATCTCCTATATTTTCTCCAAATGTCGCTCAAACACAAATATCAGATGATGATTTTATGAGTTTTATAGCTGATAAATTTTTATCTTTTGCTTATAGATACAGATATGATGATGGTCATTATTCTGCATTTTCATCTTGGAGTCCATATATATTTACTCCAGGAAACTTTGAAGTTGATCTTTTGACAAGCACTAATATTGCTATGCAAAATAACTCAAAGGCGTTTAACATATCATTTAATACTGGACATAGAAGCGTTAAAGATGTAGAGCTGGTATTTAAACTATCAAATAGTAATAATGTTTACTCTATAATAAAACTAAACAAGCAAGACGAAGGATGGAGTAACTATACGTCTGAGTCTTTCTTATTTAATAAATATAAAGTATATAGTGTTATATCAGAAGAACAATACTTCAGAAGCTTTGACAATGTTCCATTAACAGCAAACACACAAGCTAGAATAGGAAATAGATTAGTGTATGGTAATTATATTGAAGGAAGAGATATAGATAGTAAGATTGACTTTACAGTTAACTTTGAATCTTCACAAATAAATACATACGACATACAAGATGATGAGATAAGAAATAAGGTATACGCAAGTAATACCACAAATGTTGTTGATTTTTGGGGAGAATCGGATGAGCCTATTATATTATTAGGAGAAGGTATATCTATGAACTATACAACAAATGTAATCACATTTACAAATATGTCTTCAGCATCTAGATACTTTGGAGCATCTATATTAGTTAAGAAAGAAGATACATTTTCAAATGTTGCATTAATTTGTGATATGTATTTTAATGGTGTTTTAGAGAATTCATTTACAATACCATCTGGAGTAATACAAGACGAGGTTTTTCATTTTGTAACTGCTCTTCAAGCACCAGGAACATCTAAAGATATGTACTTTGTTGTTAGGTCTTCAGAACCTGCTTTATACACAGCTGAAATAGTTTGCGCTATTGAAGGAGGTGGTTATTTATCAAAGAAAGGATTTGATACTAACGATTATTACTTGGTTTCAAAACAAAATACAATAAACTCAAACACACAAGAAGGTAACGTTGTTCCATTAAGTGTTTTTGATATTGATATGAGTAACTTTTCATTGACTCAAGGAAGTCAATTTTCTTTTGATTTCAATGTATATTTAGCCTATTTATTTAATACAAGTTTAGCTGATAATTATATATTTACATATAGCGTTACTAGTACATATTCATCTTTCCAAGATTTTATTGACAACTCAAATTTCATACAAACACTTCAGAACTTTTTTACTGCTATTGTAAATAATCCAATAAATCAACTCCCGTCTAGCTCTATATTATCATCTGTTCCAGCTACAATAACTTCAAATTATTTAGGAGAATTTATAACTATAGGAATGCCTTATAGAACAATACAAGTGCAAGAGCCATCTGGAGTTACATTAACAAAGATAGATTATATCTTATGTAACTATATTAGAGTTAATTATTCTTCATTAACTTTATTTACAAGTATGCACTCTTCAAGAGACTACGAAATAGGAATGGTTTTCTTAGATGAAGATGGTAGAAAAACTACTGTTATTGACGCTAAGAGCAATGGGGTATACATACCAGCAGAAAACTCTGACACACAAAATGTATTAAAAGTAACGACAATAGGAACACCTCCTACTTGGGCAAAGTATTACAAGTTTGCTGTAAAATACAATAGAGGTAAATATGATGTAATATATTCACCTGTTATATATAACGACTACATACATACATACGTTCAACTTGTTGGAGATAATAAAAGCAAAGTTAAAGAAGGAGATTATTTAATATTAAAATCTGATTTAACAGGACCTTTAGACAGTTTTGTAAAAGTAAAAGTTTTAGATGCTAAGTTTTATGATAAAGATGAAATTAAAACTGATTCAGCATCTGGGTTTTATTTCAAGATAAAGAATGGAAACTTTGATTTAGAGACAAATGATAATGATTTCTTAGAATATATAGGAACTAGAGGTAAATATATAAATCCTTATTATGTATACTCAAAAGATGTTGAATATACTGATGGTACTGATGTTTCTTTTTCTGCTGGAAATGTAGTTAGATTTGTTTCTTACTGTAACAGAATATCAGGTGGAGGGCAATTCAGAAATTCGATTGATCAAAAGTATTACATAAATCAAAACTACACAGATTTTAGACAAATGTTTGAAGCTGTAATAGCTCCATCGCAAGCATTTTTAGACTATATAAATGGAGAAGATGCAGAATTAGATCCTAAATGGGGTTCTAATAATTTAAGTAGAACTAAGATTGGATTTAAACCTATGGTTACCGCTAGAGCTGGTGAATACATAAGAACTAAAACAGATATTTACATAACAACTTCTGAGATACCTGTATTTGAAACAATTCCATTAGAAAGTGATTCAGATATATACGTAGAAGTTCCAACAACTTATACCATAACTAATGGTCAATACCAATACACTAACCATTCATTAACTGAATTGTTTAATTGCTATTGCTTTGGTAATGGTGTTGAAAGTATATCTGTTAGAGATGAAATGAATACAAGCTTCTTAAATATAGATTATGCAGTAAATGCAGTAAGTGAAGACGTGTATAGACAAGTTAACAGATATGCTGATTTAACTTATTCTGGTATATATCAAGAAAGCACAAATGTAAATAGACTTAATGAATTTAATCTTTCATTAGCGAATTACAAAGATGACCTTGAGAAAAAGTACGGACCTATTGTTAAGTTATCATCAGATCAAACTGACATACTT